GGCAGCATAACAAGACGAAAGATTGCAAGAGTAAGAAAGAAAACTCGAGACCTGAAATACAGTTACATCGTATCGGGGGACATCTTACGTAGGGTCGGGGATGGTATAAGTCCAAAAAGCATTCTCAAGAGGACCCCAGGTCTTGTCGCGAGAAGCAGTGTCATAACTAAACTCTCCTTGGAAACGCCAGTTGTGAAGAACAAAACTGAAGCGAAAACCGACATCGGTTGATTCGCTTTGAAAATTTTCCATGTTGTGTTTTCCGTTTTGAGCGTCTGAAAAGAGTTGTTGTAGTTTGAGTTTGGAAGTGTCAGGGAGAAGTGATTCGGTTCTTTTTCTTTCAGCTTCCCAGAGCTGATGTTGATATTTACGATTTTCTTCTTTTGTTTTTGGAGAGGAAGGAACCTCAGTTTTTGTTTTGTCGTATTTTTTCTTTCTGAGAGGAGGAGGACCTTGGGTTTGAGGAGTGGCAGTTTGTACAGGAGGAGAAATAGAGCGGGACCGAGGTTGAGGGGGTGGATTTGCTTGCTGACCTTGACCACCGGACTTAGGCTGAGCATCCTACCAGGGCTTGGCGGGCATGATTCCATGTCGATGGAAGGTGAAGGTGACTTGGACCGTGGTAGTCTTCTCGACCCAGATGAGTAGCCCGACGGGTTCACCGACCAAAACAGATGGTTTCATCTGTCCAGAGAGGTAGGCAGGGAGCGTGACGACCACGTTTGGAGTGTACACGGAGGTCGCAACGGGCGCGGGGCAAAGTCCTACAGTTCCGGCGAGAGTCTTGTCCACAGGTTGGCCCCAGGAGTCAGGCATGGGACTGATGTAAGCGGTGGTGGGGCAGAAGACTTTGATGTTGGAAATCTCCGCCTTCATGCAGGTAGGCAGAAACTTGTTAACGGCATCATTGGTCTTAAAACTGATGTACTTGCTTTCACCGCCGGTGAGCTGGGTGGAGAAGCCGAGGTCGATAGATTCAACGTGAACACCGCCAAGAGGTCCAGCGATTTCGGCCATTTAATCTGAGAGGTGTGAAGGTTAGTGTGTTAATGGTTGTGAATGGGAGGTCAAAATTGAATTTCCGAGCTATATGCAAATCCAGAAGACGAAATTAAAGGCTAGTAGAGAAGTTTGAACCAAGAGTAAGGAAAAGAGTTTGCAAATTAAAAGGTAAAAGAAGCCAAGGAACACGCTTGAATCCAATGGGTGATAATACAGTTGAGAGATGGGGCACGAGAGGAGCATGTTGGAAGCAGTAATCAAGAACCCAGCGTTGAGCCTCAAGAGCAAGAGGTGGCAAAGTGGAGTAGAGCAGGTCAGCATGTCGATGTGCAAAGAGAGCTTCCAGGAAATATGAATCGAGGACGTCAGATAGTTCACCTCGGGCAGAACGATATGCTATTTTGAGGGCTAAGAGGACCGGGTTGCGAACAACTCCATATGAGTACATGAACCAGCCGCAAAATTCCGGGATGTCGGAGTAAGCCGTTTTGCCGACAAGAGTGAAATGTCGTGAGATGAGGGGCCAAGAGGGGGTTTCCTTGAGATTGCCGAAGAATAGCGAGTCGTCACCAGAGAAGCAGGACGCAATGGAGGGGTCAGGGTCGTAGCGAAGAGTCATGTAGGCCATGTTCCAAAACGTGTTGAAGTCGTAAGTGCCGAATTCTCCAGTGAAGCGCATAACCGCAGTAGTGCCGTATTGAGTGTGCATGGTGAGTTTGATCCAGGTGTAGAGCTCGATAAGTTCAGAGGGCAATCCGCAATAGTCCATGAAAGCCAGTTCAAAGGCCAGTGTTTCCTCAGTGCAACTCTGATCGTATGCAGTGAAGTCGCAGGTGAAAGTCTTCTCATCGGTGGCATGATCTTTTGACCAGTCGTTGAACTGGTTGATGGTTTTGCCACCGTGGAGGTAGACGTTTTCGGGGAGTGTCTGCTTGAGAACTTCACGCATGTAGCGAGCAAGGGGGCCTAATTCGAAAACGTTGATGTCAGGACTAGTTACCAAGGTTTGCCCAGCTTTAGCGAATTCGGCTTGGAGAGTGATGTCGTCCATTTCGTCAAGTCGTTGTCGGAAGGCAAGGGTCTCGGCCTTAGCTTTGTGTTGAGACTTGACGAAAACAGACATATGATTCCTTTGCCAATCAGGGTCCGAACGGTCGATGTTGTTCCAGATGGTGGCTAGAGGTTTTTCCAGTTTACGGGCCTCAGTCTCAGCGGTGCAGCGAAGGAAAAGCTCCTGATCAAACTCATGTTTCTCGGGTAGGCCGAAGCGTTGACGGAAGCGCTCGAAGATTCCAGGTCCTAGGCGGCTCATCTTTTCGAAGCGATCTTTGTTGCGAGCCTCAGTGGAAAACCGAAGTCTTTTCTCAATGGCAGTTGGTAGGAGCACAGGATCCCTTCCGGCCGTTTGGTGAGGAAAGATTTGCTCGAGCTGGTCACGAGCACGGCGAGTACCTTGAGTGTCTTCGTACTGTGCGCCCATGAGGCCCTTCCAGAAGAGTTCGCGATCCTCGCGGGCTCGAGGTGGCTGAGCTTCACAAGAGGAGACGGGGTCCCAACCAGGTGGTAGATGGGTGCGTGGAGGTTCCTCGAACATGGTTGGCTCAAGCAGTTTTGGTTCAAGTTGGGAGGGCTCTTGGATGAGGGGCATCAGGGCACGAAAGCTTGGAGGTAGTTCGTCGTAGCGTTGAAAAGTCCAAGAAGAAAGAACTTCACCGACGGTACGCGCTTTGCAGCCGAACACAGGGCGCTGGATCGGATCGTCCATGAGCTGAAGATTCCTGAGTTCCGGAAAGAGGTTGGTGTTGTTGATTGGTGCATGAAAACCCAAGAGAGGACCCCAAAATTTGTGTGAACCCAGGAAGTTAGCGTTGACAGGGGCAGCAAAGCAGATGCGGAGGTTTTTCCGACAGCGAGTAACGGCAGTCCAGAGAGATTCAGCAGAGCAAGCAACAAGGGCGGCCTGGGTGACGACGAGTTGAACATTATCCCAATCTTTGCCTTGAGGTGAGGTGTAAGTGTAGCACGGCTTTTGAAGGAGCTGGGAGTAGTTCAAAGCGTCATTGGTTGAGGGCAGTAGAGTTTGCCATGTTCCAGGAGATAAGTCATGACCGAAAGTGATTGAACCAACTTCAGTAGAGCGGGTGGAAAGGCCGAGACGTTGAGCCAGAAGTTGAGGTGTTCGCCGAGTGAAGTTGATGTACGGAGTGCTGACAGGCAGGAGGGACTTGGCGGTTGAGGGCAGGTTGTCGATTGGGAGTGGGTCCTTCGAGCCAGAAACGAATTGGCCTTGGCAGATGTCACCTAGGACGATGACACGTCGGAGGTTCTGGTTCCAGATCATTATGAAATCAAGCCACCCGGGAGGGGCTTGAGAAATCTCATCGATAATCAGGAACTCAACCTCAAACGAAAGGATGTTCTCGAATGTTTTGAGGCAGAAGGTATGAGTTTCCGGCAGGCCAAGTTTTTTCTTCCAGTCGTCCAAAAGCGCAATTCGGAAAAAGCAGAAGTAGGAGCCGGCCAGGTAGACATCTCGATTGGTGGCGTCGGAAGCCCAAGACTTAATGGTTTCCTGGATCGGGTAACTCTTGCCACAGCCAGCGGCGCCATGTATAAAAACAGTGTCAACAGAGGGAGGTGGGCGTGGGTCCTTGAGTGTAGTGAGTATCTGGTCGGGGTCAAGCCTTGCGTTCTTCAAAACCCTTTGCGCTTCAACACCAACATCGCGAGCTACCCAAGCCTTAAAAAAAGTACGGGCCCGCTTGGGACAAGGGGTCCACTTCTTAAACGGTAGATAGTCAAAAGATTGGGCTAAAGGTGCGGCACCAAATAGTCGGGAGAAACTGGCAGGGATCGGTTCCCAAGAACGTTGTTCCATGGGTCCAAAGATGGCAAAAGACCAGTGGTTTGGGATCTGCAAGTACGCGGGTGTCCAGGTGATGGTGGCCAAAGGTTTGCCGGTGATTCCAAGATGTCGGGGAGCTTGAGCAGGAGCGCCGAGGGGATAACAGACTTGAATAGAGATGCCCAGTTCGAGGCAAATTACATGAGCCTGGTCGGTAGAGAGCCCCTTGTGGTTGACGGAAGCTTCCAAGAGTTCAGAGGATGGCCAGTTGTCGCAAAGAATGTTCCATATATCGAGAGCAGGAATATCCGTGGCCCTAGCGAGAGCGGTAATCAGGCAGTCATTGGTTGTCATGGGAATTCTGGCACGGGGTCCTTCGGGTATGGTGATCGGAAGCATGACGGAGTTGGGGTACTTGGAGGTGTCGGTGGCCGGATGGATAGTTGCTTGAGGGGAGACTAAGTCGAGACGCACAGCTGGACGTGCGAGCGGTTGTTGACCGCTTTGAAGAGCGTCATCGCCGGCTAGACGGTGGTACAGGCCGTCTGGTTTTCTCTCAGGTAGGATGTAGTTGTGTTGTACATCCCCGTGTTGTTGGTCCAATGCGTGTAGAGCAGATACAAGGTTGTTGGTGTTGCAGTCAAGGCGTCGGCAAAGAGTTTCAACTTCCGCAAGAGTGAGGATCCGATTTTGACTGAGTGGTTCCGCAGCAGGTTCCGGAACAAAGGGTGCTGGAGGAGGTGGAGGATCATCTGCTTTCGGGAAGTGTGTCTGTGACAAATACCCATCATCCGAGTCGTTCGAGCGTCCTCCGGGACCACCAGTAGTGAAGAAGGGACCAGGACCAGAGTCGACCAGGGACAGATTGGCAATCTCGGGAACAAACCAATTGCTAAGCTTGAGCGTGGCCTTGTAGATGGGCAGAAGTTGCAATTCACGAAGCTTTGCATACTGCCAGTGCTTTGGAAAAAACCATCGCGCAAATGAAGCCCAGTTGCGTTTGAAAAGCCAGAGGAACAAAGCCAGCTTCAATTTCGTCCAAGGAGACCGGTAAATTGGCATGTCCATCTGAATTTTGAGTTCCCGCAAAGCAACCATAACCTTGACAATTTGATGGACAGAGGTCAAGGGAAACCGTGCAAATGTGGGACCTGACGTGTTGGCGCGGATCTTAGCCCAAGAGTCTTCCTCGGTCATTTTGGAAAGAGCATTGGCATGGAGGACTACCTGCTTCCAAAGAGTGTGGGGGATCCAGGGGCAAGGGTGGGGCACGAGTGGGTCAAAAGCGGGTAGACGGACCACATCAGGGAATGGTAGCAAATCCGTTGTCCTCAAGTTAGGTTGCGGCGTGACGACATAAAGAGAGTGGGCATAGACCGAGCGCAGTCTCTCAACGCCAAGTTTTGGGAATCCTGGGCAAGAAATCGAGTTTGTGCCGAGCCAACGTAATCCGGAGTAAGGCTGCTCATAGTTATCCCCTTTGTTATCCTCAAGGCAGTAGAGGAAATTGGTCGAGTTTTCCGGATAAACGAGCGTGTACAGATCTGGATTGGCGGAATCCAATTTCTCCAAGGCCTCCGAGGGTGCAATGATTGTGAAGAAGATCTTTTTCAACGTTGGCCAAAGACGAAAGAGTGCAAACAGAAAGCCAGGGTCGTTGAAGTGCATGCAGTCGTGAAGGACCGCAACGGTCGGACGGTAACCTGTGGGGGCCGGAGTGTAATCCCATCTAGTGGCATCACGAGAGGTGAGATGAGGATTCCAGAGTGCCGAGGACTTCCAAGAGGCGACACCAGCAAGTTTCGATTGCTTTGCGGGCTTCATGAAGCAAAGCAGAACGTCTTCGTCCTTCAACGAGTGTGCCAATGTTTGATAGAGAAAAGAATTCTCAATGGCCTTGTGGACTGGGTGTTCGTGCCGTTTCGAGGGAGCTGGGAAGACCGGAATGCCAACCTGTCGGAGAAGTTTACCTTGAGTGTCAGTGAGCTCATAGTTGCAAATGAGCGAGGCAAACTTGTGATCCATCTGGGTCTCGCGACTCATGGACAGAAGAACTTGGTCCTTGTAGTTGGAGTCCAAGAGGAGTCGGGTAGGATCCAAGTTTGTTCCTCCAACCTGCATCTCAGCTGGGAGTTCGGTCCAATGATGTGCCGTTCCATGTTGGGGATCACAATGGAAGTATGATCGCCCGTCCTTGCCGGTAATAACCACACCATGAAACTCTGTGAAGTCGCTGGGGCTGAAGTCGTGACACTCTTCAACTGTGGGCCAAATGTTGAGCGTCTTGACTGCTTCCTGACGCACATGAGCTCCAAGTTGGTGGAGGTAGCAATAACCCTTGTCAGTGGGACGTGGGTTGTGCACTCGCATTCGTTCGCGGACCGGGGTGGTGATGTTGAGCGGGTTGAACCTGTGTTCCTCAGCGGCGGGAAGTTGTCGGCACGAGTGACATGCAGATTGGCGTCCTTTCTTGGGCCTGTTGAATCCATGTCCGGCAGCACAGGTAACCCATTCCCAGTCCTTGTGCGCATAGAACACGTGGTCGATGCAGGCCGAGTTCATGCACGGGCCGTGCATTACTGTGCCGCCAGCAAGAACCAATGGGCCTGGGGGTGGGCAAAAAACCGGGGGGGGGGACTGCCGTTCGAGGTGAGCCAAGTTGGTAGCCAGGCCTTCGGGTGATGGGCGACGATTGGGGAGACCGTGACGTGTTTCCAGTTCCGGGCGTGGGATGCTCTTGGTCATCGGTTTCACGCGAAGACTGCTGCCACTGTGGGGTGGAGTTGAAGCAGCCCGAACGTTTCGGGGAGAAGAGCCGCGAGAAGACGCATCAGAACCCAATTTTGAATCCAAGTGCCCAGAGCCAAAACCGCGAGGACCGTCGTGAGTTTCAGCCACATACCGGTCAGCCAAACCAGACGTTTCTGCGTCGTGCAGAGATCCGCGAACCGCCAAGCGAGGTACAGGTTGAGCAGGAACAAGCTCAACGGCATGGACGCGAGGACCAGAGACTGATACCACACGAGGTTCTGGAAGTTTACCTTTTGATGGGAGAGGACTTTCATCAACCATGGACAAGATCCGATCAGCAGCGGTTTGTCGTGCCAGAACAGGAAGTACCGGGAGAGGAGAACTGCCGCGCGGAGACGGAACCTGAACGGGAGACCGCTGACGTTCAGTTTCATCAGAGCTGCCATTTGATTCGGACCTGGAGGAGGGAGATGATGACCGTATTTGACCGAAAAACTCGCAAGAGAAACGTCCGGTTTGAGTGCAACCAGCTGAACAGCACGGCGTAAGCAGTCGTCCATCGGAAGGACCGGCAACTTGAACAGGAGAATTGATCCGACCGATGCAAACACCATTCGAATCGAAGCGAAGCTGATCTGGCGCGAGCCAGCCAAGAGGACGAGAGAGACCTTCTTCAGACCGGGAAGAAGACTCCGGAAGGGGCACTGAGGGGGAGACGAGGAGACACTTGAGACAGGTACACCGGGGACCGTGGGGAGACTCTTGGAGGGTTCCGAAGGGGTTTCTGGGAGCATCTTGAGAAGACGCACCAGGGCCTTGTGGAGGTGGGGCACCACCATCTTTCCTATCCTTGTACCAACGGTAAAGGAATGACGCCAGAGCGACGTAAGAGCCGATGCCAGGAGCTCGGAGAGCCTGCCAAAGGAGGGGGAGGATTTTATCCAGCGGAATAAGCTGAACAAGTTTGAACATATTGATTCCAAGCTGCCGAAGCTTGGCGATAACGGCCTTGAGTTTGGACCACAGGGGTCCAAGGAGGGACTGCATTTCATGTGAGGTGTGAGAGAAAGAGAAG